CATTAGCGAAAACTCCGTACTGGGCGTGATTAGGCGTATAGGATACGAAGGCCGAGCCAGCGGCCACGGTTTCCGCCACCAGATGAGTACCATCCTCAACGAGCATGGATTCGATCCGGATTTGATAGAGCGGCAACTTGCTCATGTTGACCGGAACAAAATTCGCGGTATTTACAACCACGCACAATATCTGGATAAACGGCGGGAAATGATGCAGTGGTATGCAGACTACCTCGATAGTCTGTAAGAAATTTTGCTGCATGTTTCGCAAAGCCACGGCGCGGTTGCCCATAAATCCCGCGCCATTTAACAACCGTTAATCCTCCCTATGCAATGGTATGCGTCGTTTCCATTACGTTCCATTTACCGCGTACGGTTTGGGCTATACCCTGGCCCGTTTTTTCAGAATACTTGGGAAAGCGCGGACGATTGGTTTTATCAATAACCAGCCTGACGTTACACAGTTATGGCATATATCACTGCGTCAAAAATGACCATTTACGCATTAAATGCCAACTTTCTCTTAATGTTCAATGTTAGGTTTTATCCCGAGATTACACACTCTTTTCATTTTCGTTTCTGCCCGTGCTCACAAGCTGCGGGCATTTTTTTGCGGCGCGTTTCGCAATCCAGAACGGACAATTTGTCAGCGGCGCGCCAGCCCGCTATCTTACGGCTCCCTGTCGGGAATCTCTTTGGAGGGCCAGCGATGGCCCTTTTTTCATTACACCCTTGCATTATAATTCTCTCATAAGCAAAACTTTTCGACTCAATGAAATATTTGTATTTTTTTTGTGCAATTTGGTTATGAAATAGAAATAGTGTTTGCACATTTTATAGCGTAGGATTAAAGTTATTTAATTATAAACATTTTATTTCAAACATTTATAATAATTTGGATTTTTTATGCACCATGAAAATGAAAGAGTATTTTATCTTGATTTTATAAGAGTAATTGCTTTTTTATCTATAGTTTTATTCCATTTTAATGTTTGTTTGATACCAGTAAATGATGTATATAAATCAGTTGGGAGTATCTTATTAAAAGATGTAAGCATAGGGCACATTGGAATAGGTCTTTTTGTCATTATATCTGGCGCCTCGCTAATGTTATCAAGTGGTACTGAATTCAATGCAGTATCATTTTATAAAAAACGTTTTCTTTCAATATTTCCTACCTTTTTTGTTAGTTACTTTATTTCAGTTTTTTTATGATTTTAACAAAAACACCGTTCAATCATGGTATAAACCCGTGGTCATTCATACTAACATTAATAGGTATGGATGGAATGATGTTTTATAGAATAAAAGACTACTACCTAATCGGTGAATGGTTCGTAGGTATGATAATTATATTATATATTTTCTTCCCGATTATAAGAAAGTTAGTTATTGATTATCCATATACTTCGCAGCTTTCATGGTTAACATTTACGATAGTTTTGCATATATTCTATAAAGATATATTTATAATAGATGAATGGAGAAACCCAATAACTCAAGCTAATTTGATGATTTATGGAATGATATACACACTTTACCAAAATAAATCATTGCTGATGACGTCCATGTCTATCTTGCTTTCCATATTGATAATTTGTGGTTTATTTGATTTACCTTTTATATTCAAATGTTATGTGTTTTCTATATCTTTTTTTTCAATTTTTTGCACTTGCTTTAAATCAATAAATGTTGGGAATGTAATAAAAAATGTTATATCTTTGATTTCTAAATATACATTCCCTGCATTTCTATTTCATCACATAATAATTAATTTTTTTGTATCAAATAATTATTTACAGAATAGTGAAACCAAAAAAAATTACCTTACTAATTATAATTTTTATATTATCATTTGCAATAGCGTATATATCAACTAAAGTAACAAAGTTTTCAATAATATACATAAATTTTTATAAAAAATTATTATGAAAAGATCTATAAAAATTGATTTTAACAAAATAAATTTTAATTATGTTGTAGTCGTGAAGGTGCTTGTCGCGACATCATAGGCATATCCGATTCCTGCCACGACACCATCAGGGATGATAATTAATTCGCTTCCTGTCGGTTGTTCCCATGCTGTTGTTCCATCCCAAACGATAGTATTGACAACAACGCTATTTACAATAACTGCATATATCGCCATTATGCGTACTCCTCAATGATAACTAAACCATAGCCGCCGTTACCGGCCTTCTGAGGTGTCCCTGATACATAGCTTGCACCAGCGCCACCACCACCAGGGAATGCTCCATTACCGCCAGCGGAGCCGGAGTGTGGTAAACCACCGAAAGACAAAGATGCACCACCCCCAGTCCCACCATAGCCTGCCGATAAACTGCCCTGTCCGTCCTGCCCGGTGACACCTAAAGATACATTGAATAAAGTTGACGCAAATGTTCCCCCAGACGCTGTGCCGCCATAGGTGGTCAAACCAAGCTCAATAATGGAAGTATTACCACCATAGCCTCCGGTTGTTGCTGAGTTTGCCGCCGTACCAATGCCACCAGCACCGATAACGACAGAGAGAGTCTGGGCGCTTAATGTGCACCACACCTCAATGAATCCTCCCCCTCCGCCAGAAAAAGCACCTACATTATTGGTATTAGTGCCACTACCGCCGGCACCTCCGCCCCACAATCTAATGCGAAGCCGTTTTGTCCCATGAGTCGGCGTGTATGTTGCAGTTGAAGGAAATGATTGCGTATTCAGGTAGCGCCCATTGAGCGTCCCGTCGCCTGAACCAAGGTTTGTGAGAGCCGCCGCCTGAGCTACCGCACCAGCCGCTTTGATTTCAGAAAAATTATTTGCCTTTTGCAAAAAGCTGGCTGCGCCATTCGAATTCAGCGCCGCAATCAGATTATTTAGCAGCGTTGTGGTGTCGCCATTGTCCAGCACATCCACCGTTAGCTGATTCGATATGAATTGCGCCAGGACGCTGGCCAGCACTGTAGATTGCCTCAACGCCTTGTTTACTTGTGCTGATGATGCCACGCCAGATCCAAACCCAGATAATAGCGCAGGCAAAGCGGCATAATCCGCTTGGTCGGTTACGTTGGCGCTCGGCGCTATTGCGAACGGTTTAAAATCATTTGTTACCATTATAAATTCACTCCCCATGCTCCAGTGTCGAAACCTGATAAATAATCATTGGCTGTATCAAATCCGAAAAGTTTATTTCCCGCTGAGGGCGTTATGATGTTGCCGCCAGAATAGACGCCAGCAGCCTTGACGGTTAAATAACCCTGTTTGATAACCGCGATGAGTTCTTTTGATACGCTATTGATTCCGTTCTCAGCGAAAAACAATAACGATATGGTCATGTCCTGATTATCGACTATTTCCATCCGACAACCAGATCCCATCAATGCCGTATCGAGAATGTCAGGCAAAGAACCGTTCGTACCGTCCCAGTGATTAATGGCGATTTGGGTTTTCAGCACCATCCGGTAGACGTCATCGCTGAGATTGGTAAATCCTTCGTCTGGATCAAATGGTCCCTGCCAAACGCCTTCATCAAATCCGATACCCGCAGTATCAAAGGAAAAATAAATACCGGATATTGGCGTACCGACAACCCGCGTTCGGCCTATCCACTTACCCAATATATCAAGCTGGTTTCCTACGGCGGTATCAATGTCAAACGCGGTAATCAATGAGGCCGTGGCGTCAGAAACGTCACTCAATGGCCTGGTTGATAAATCGATATGAGAGACAAATTTTGGCTTACCGGCGTGGTAATTGGTGATTAGGTCGGTATATTTACTCATGATGATACCGTTAAATTAATATTACTGACGTCGCAGGTTGGTGATTCATTCCAGGCAATAGTAATATTTGCAGTTGACAGGGCTGTTGAGACCCTACCGATTTGCAAATTCATAATGTCGTAATATTGGCTGTTCCCGCCGCTTACTACCCCTAAATTGGCGGGTGAATAAACCCGGCTCAGCAATACATCAGCGCCAATAGATAGTGAGTTGATATAATCCGCTATGCCCGTTTTAATCTGGTTACCGATGGCTGTCGTGTAGCCTATAAATGCCGTCATGGTAATAGCGATATAAATCGGCACATCAACAGGACGGGAAAATTGGATAACATGCGGGTTGCCATAAACATCTGCAATCGTGATGCTGGTCGTTCCGTTGCTACTGACGCCCTGCCCTTTTCTGCTGTATAGCGTCTGGGCGATCTCGTTGACATCACCGCCCTCAATGACCGCTGAAATCGAATGCGCCGGCAGGCCGTTTGCATCCACCGCACCGGTATCGTTCTCAAACAGCACATACCGCGAGACCCCGCTCAGACCGGCTATTGCGCCATCTATGGCATCAAGCGGCGTAGTGGATGCCAAGGTGGTACTGATGGTCTGCCGGGCGCGTAATTCCGTATCGGTT